GACGGCTTATGCCCGTCGAGGGCGAACAGCGCATCGCCTGCGACCAGTCCCGGCGGAAGCCCGGGGCTGTACGGCTCGGCCGTGCCCGCGGTGACGATGCCGTACGCACGGAGAGCGACCGCCATAGATCAGCCCTCCGGGCGCGCGCTAGTCGATCGGGTCGAGCGCGTTGTCGCCTTCAGCCGAAAAGTTCTGCACCTGCCCGGCGACCTGCGAGGCTTCGTTGCCGTGCTCATCGGGCACTTCGCAGCTCCAGGTGAGTCCCGGCCCACTCATCGCCTCGCCCTGCATCGGGTCGTGCGTTTCGATGCCGTTGCCCCATGTCGCATCAACGCGCGGGATGACGCCGCGCCGGGCATCCACGAAGTCGGCGAGCAGGTTCACGGCCCGGTCGCGATCTTCTACGGTGTCGAAAATCTGCCTGCCCTTCCAGTGCCAAAGGTTCGCCATGCCGCCCCCTATGCGAACGTGACCGTTACGGCGCCGGTCGCGAAGGCGAGCGTGTCGCCTGACGCGGTTGTCTTCGACGCCGTGAGCGCGCCGCCACCTTGGAAGGTGCCGCCCGTGCTCGCCGACCAGAGCCCGAGATCGGTTGTGGTCGCAGCCGGCATGCTGGCGAAGGTTTGCCCGTTGCTCGATGCCGCCGCCGCCGACGCCGCCGCCGCGAACGTGATCGACTGGCGGGTCGTGCCGGCCAGCTCGTTCGCCCCGTTGTCGCCCGTCGCCCCGGTATGGACGCTCAGGAAGAGCGTCGCCGCCCCGGTGAAGGAGGTCGCTCGCAGAAGCGCGTTCAGCTCGCTGTTGCGGTTGGCGATGGTGACGGCCCCGGCGAAGGTCATGCCGACCGCGCGGAGGGTTCGGACGACCAGCAGCCAGGCGAACAGATAGCCGAGCCCCGGCGTGCGGGCGACCAGGGCGAGCAGGCGTGCCTTCATCGGACGGTGCCGTCCGGAGCGATCACGCTGGCGACGCCGCCGACGCTGATACGGTTCGGCACGTCCTGCACGTCGCGGGCCTGCTGCGCCTCCTCGAGGGCACGTTTCGCCTCGGCCCTCGCTTCGGCGTCGCTGCGCGGCCCGCGCACGTCCAGCTCACCGAGATCGGTGAGGGTGTCGCCAACGTCAGGGGCGGCGGTGCAGTCGACCCGCGCCCCACCCTGCCCGGTCGGCGAGCCGTTGCCGTCGACCGTGACCAGCTCGACGCCGAAGGTGCCGTTCGCGTTCTCGACGACCCGAGCGACCAACCATCGCAGCTCAGCCATCGTCGCTTCCCTCGCCCTTGTCGTCGCCCTGGTCGCCGTCGTCGTCGCTGACGGTGCTCGACCCGGGCGGTTGGATGCGTTCGCGCACGAGTCTGCTGCCCGGGTGCGGCCCGGCCGCGCGGCGTGCGGTGTTGCGCGGCCCGCCCCGGCCCATCGTGGTCTGCTCGTTCTCGCTCATGCCTTCCCCTTCTGCCGCGGCGCGGGCGGCTCGGGCGGCGTCGATCCTGTCGCCCAGCCGGTTATAGAAGCTCGTGCTCGACTCGAACGGCCCTTGCGTGATCATCATCGCGGCGGCTCCTTGATGACGTGTCGCCAGGGTACGACCTGCGCCGTGCCGAGCCGGTCGAAGTCGCCCCGGGCGAGCGCCTCGCGCACCAGGCGCTCAAGGCGCTCGCCGTACGACTCGACCATCTCGCGTGCCCCTTCCTAGGTGGCGCTCTGCGCCATGAGGGAGAACGCCTGCGTGTTCTGCACCATGCCGTCGACCCGCTGGAAGGCGAAGAAGCCGACCTGCAGGAAGTCGGCGTACCGCTCGGTCAGCCTGACCGAGAGCACGCCGGTGACGAGCCTGATCACGTAGCCGGCGTTGAAGTCGCCGAAGGCGATCGTCTTGGCGTTCGCCGCCGGAACGGGCATGTCCTGGTTGAAGGTGATCGGCTTGCCGAGCAGGTTGTCGGGCTCGCCAGCGACCATGCCGAGCGACCAGATCGGCCGGCCGGTGGTGTCGACGAGCTTGACGATCCCCTTCACGGTGGCGTCGTTCATCATCCACCGGGTGCGTTCGTTCCGGTATGCCGGGTCGATCGAATGCACCATGTCGACGAGGGCGTTGTAGCCGACCGCGGTCGTGCTGAAGCCGGTCGTGTTGCCGGCCGCCAGCGTGACCCGGGTCGTGCCGCCCACGGTGAGCCCCTGCGGCTGGGCGGTGCCGGTGCCGACCGTGAAATGCTCGTTCTCAGCCCGGCCGAGCCGCTCGCCCAACCGGGTGCGCAGGAACGCTTCGAAGTTGAACGCGCTGTCCTGCAAGAGCTGATAGGACACGCGGACGAGCTTCGAGGTGTACATGTAGGCGCCGAGCTGCGCCTGCCCGATGGTGAGATCCTGCTCGGTGATCTGGGTGTTCTCCGAGAGGATTGCGCCCTTGTTGCCGGTGTCGTCGTTCGTCGGCCACGGCAGGGTGGCGCCGGTGTCGGTTTCGATCGTCTCGGCGACCTGCAGCATCCCGCCGAACTGCTTTTGCACGACGACCAGATCGCGCCTGAAGCCGGACGGGACGAGGAACCCGCCCCCGGCGCCGGTGCCGACACCGGCGGCACGAGCCTGCTCGCGGGCCGCGTTCAGCTCGGCGTTGCCGTTCAGGTTGGCCAGGAAGGTGCGGTCTTCCTGTCCGAGGTCGGTCATGCCGAGCTGCGCCCACCGGGTGAACACGGCCCGATACTGCGCTTCGTCGTCGAGCGGCGCGTCGCGCCCCTGCATCTGCGCCTGCCCGAGGGCGAGCTGCTCGGCCGGGCTCGCGACCTGAATGCCGGCCGCGTGCGACCGCTCGGCGATCTGGGTGTCGAGCGCCGTCTTCGTCGCCCTGAGCCCGGCGAACTGCTGCGCCATGCGATCGTGCTCGCCCTGCTTTTCCGGGGTGAGCGCGCCGTCGCGGTAGCTGGCGTCGTCGTTCACCAGCCCGTCCATTTGCGATAGAAGCTCGGCGCTGCGTGTGTTCACGTCGCGCAGTCTCTCGTGCAGGTCCATGCCGTCCCCCTATGAGGCGCTACACGTCGAGCTGCCGGCGTCGCATGTCCATTTCCAGCAGCAGACGTGACCGGGCGTATCTACTCGGATCGGTTTCGCTCCGAGTGGACTGCGCCGGCTCGGGGGAGGCGGCCAGGTCGACGAGTGCTGTTAGGGCGGCTCGAAGCACTGGCGCTGCGTCGTCTCGAACTGTACCCGTGAGCACGGCTTCGATCAATGAGGCTCGCTGGTTCAGGTCGGTGCGTTGCCCGGCTGCCTCGAGCAGCATCCCGAAGCCGGCGACACGCAGGCTCGCGTCGGTGTCGACATAGGCGGGGAAGGTGACGTAGCTCTCATCGGTGAGGGCGATCTCTTCGTGCTTGACGAGCAGCATCGTGCCGCGCTTCTCATCGTCGGCGTCGGTGCCGTCTGCGTTGACGCGGGCGAGCGACCACTTCATCGGCCAGAAGGCGACGCTCATCTGCGACACGACACCGGTGCGCAACCCCCAAGCAAGGTCATAGGCGTAGCTCGTCGGGATCATCCGAGCTTCGTGGTAGGTGCCGACCTTGTCTTCCTTGTGCTCAGAGAATCCGCCTAGCTCGCCCGGCGCCTTCGTCCGAGCTAGGAAGAAGTTCGGGTCGTGGTTCTGAAGTAGGCGTATGTCGGCTTCGCTGATCGTCTTCTTCGTCGACCCGGCCGCGAACTCTTCCCAGAATCCCCATTCTGGGTCGCCGATCAGCTCACGCTTCCCGAAGACGAGGGCATGCCCGCGGGTCGGGATGCCCGCAGTCGCCCAAGCGGGGTCAGGGAACGCACCATCGCCTTCGGCGTCGTCGTCGGCACGTAGCTGCGGGGCGAGCCCGCCCCGGGCGAGCAGGTCGCGAGCTGTCCAGAAGCGGCGCTGCGGCCCGGCGAACGCTGCTGCTGTCCTTCTACGTGCCATTCGTGCCCCCCAAGCTCAAGAGTGCTTCTACGAAGTCGTACGTTACTAGCTTGCGGTCTGCCTCCGGGTTCGCGTCGACGCCATCAACGTCGCCCGGCTCGCCGGCCGGCTCTTGAGCTGCGACCGGCAGGCCGTCGTCGCCGAGCGCCTGCATGTTCGCCGGCATGTAGCGCACGTCGCCCCCGGCGATCTCGGGTCGGCCTTCGGCCCGCCGTTCTTCGTTCACGGTCGACAAGCCGGTGAGTACCTTCCTGACTGCTGCCTCGGTGCGTGCCCGCACGTCGCCGCGGTACAGGCCATCGGTGACGAAGGCAGCGTTCGTGCCCCGCACAAGTAGCCTTCGGGATACGAACTGCTCGAGGCGGATCAGCCAGGCCATGAGGGCGTACGTGACCAGATGCAGCCCGCGCTGCTCGACGCCGGTGCCGTAGTTCGAAGTCCCCTGGGTGATGCCCATGAAGTCGGGTGCGATGCCGTACAGACGGCCGATCTCTTCGACTTGGAAGTAGCGGCTCGCGACGAACTGCGCGTCGTCGGGGGTCATGCTCAGGGGCAGGTATCTCATGCCGCCGGTCAAGATGCCGACGCCACCGGCGTTCTCCAGCCCGGCGCTCGTCTCGCTCCAGAGCGCACGCAGCTCCTTCTTACGCTGCGGGCTCAGGTTCGCGTCGGTCATGAGCAGCCCGCTCTGCATGTTCCCCTTCGCGAACAGCTTGCCCTGATACTTCTCTTGAGCGAGGGCGACGGCGACGGCGTTGCGGGCGACGCCGATCGGGCTCAGCCCATAGAGCCCGTTGATCGACGGCCCCATGAGGTGCAACACGTCGCGGCTCGCGAACGTCTTGCGCTGCCCGTCTTCGTCGGTGACGTCGTACACCCGCCTGCGCGGGTCGATCCCGCGGTTCACCTTGCGGGGCTCGACGACGCCGCTCACGAAGTCCAGCTCGACGACCTGCTCGGCGTTGTTGTAGGTGGGGGTCAGGAAGACGTTTCCGGCGGTGAGCAGATGCGCAAGCACCGTCTCCCAAAAGACGATCGGCTCGAGCGCCGGACAGGGATCTTCGAGCACGGTCGGGGGGCGCACGTACTCGCGTTCGGCGCCCGGCGCCGGCAAGCCTTTGTAGGTGACGATCGGCAGCCCGCCGATGCTGCCGGCGATCAGGTACACCGCCCGATACAGCGCAACGAACTTCGTGAGCGCCTTCTCATCTGAGACGACAAGGCCGGTGTCGGTGATGCTTGGCAGGTCGAGCCAAGCGGCAAGGCTGGCATCGGTGATCGGTGTCTCGGGCGCCTCGAGCCCGGACACGCCGCGGGACTGTGGCAGCAGGTTACGAAGCATTCGCGACCGCCACCACGGCGACGCCGGCCGCGACGATGCCCCAGGCGACGCCGAAGAGCAGCTCGACACCGAGCACGATCAGGGCGAGCCCGAACCATTCGACGAGCTGCCGGGTGCGGCGGCGAGCGGCCCGCCGCGACGCCATGAGCCGATACCATTCGGCCGGGTCGGCGTTCGGGTCGGGCCGGTCCGGCTCGTCGCCCGGTCGAGCTTCTCTGACTGCCACTGCGCCCCCCTAGCTGCTCAGTAGGAAAATGTCGGGCTCGGGCTCGTCGTCGAGCGGGGTCGTCGCCAGGTCGTGTGCGATCAGTGAAGCTACGGCTGCGTCGATCTTGCGCCGGCTCGTCGACGACTCCTTCACGATACGCGGCCCGAAGCGGTCTTCCTTCGTCGTGCAGTTTGCCACGTGCCGCAATAGGCGCGGGTCGCGGTCGTGGGCGATCGCCTGGTCTTCTACGTCGTCGAGCAGCTTCTTACAGGCTGCGACCATCCGAGGGGCGCTGGTCGTCGGCCAGCGGATCACAAGCGGCACGTTTGTGTCGGGCGGCATGTCGATCGTGCCGAGCATGCCTTCGACGATGCCTTCGCGGGCCTGGTCGAGCCGCTGCAGCAGTCGCTCCCAGCGGTAGGGGTCGGCGCCGAACGCCTTGCACGAGTAGCGCCCGAACGCTTCGACGAGCACGTCTTCGACCTGCCCCCACGGAACCCGCCAGCTCAGATCCGGCCGGCCCCAGTCGTCATAGGGGCGCTCCCACCCGCCGAGCACGAACTGCGCATGATCTCTCAGGCGTTCGGCGACGACGAAGGTTGAATCGTTGGTGAAGCTGCCGTCGAAGCCGAGCACGATCTCGTCGCCGTCCTGCAGCTGCAGCCCGTCGTGCCCGCATGCTTCGAAGAGCCCCGGGCGCATCCATCGTTTCTGCCCGGTGAACCACTGGTTAAGGAAGTAGCGCCGGTAGACATGCTCGGCCTTCTTGCTGAGCATGTCTTCGAAGAACTCGCCCCGCACCGTCACGTCGAAGCTCGGGTTCGCGAGCCGCGTGTTAGTAATGTCGGTCCAGTCGCAGTCATCAGGGGGCGCGTACCAGCGAAAGTGATAGCGCGGATCGTCGATCTCGCCAGCCTCGAGCATCATGCCCCGGTCGTACTGGGTGCCGGCGATCGTCTCCTTGTCGTCGCCGGCCGTGGTGATCTGAATCACGAGCGGTTGCCGGCGAGCCCCGAAGCCGTTCGTCAGGACCGTATAGACCTTCTCATGCTTCTCTTCGGTCCATTCGTGCAGCTCATCGCAGATCAGGACATGGATGTTCTTTCCTTCGCTGGTGTTCTTTGAGGCGGGCACGCGAACGATCATGGCGCCGGGCGAGCCGGGCACGGTGATGCGGTCCTCCTTGACGACGCAGAGGTCGGCGAGGCAGGTATCGCCGGCCCGATACGCTCTGCTGCCGCCTAGGTCGGCGCCTTCGTCGTCGGTGTTGCCGCGGCTCAGCTCAACGCAGAGCGCCGCCGCGCTGTACACCAGGTCGGCTTGCTGCTCGCCGGCTGCGGCACAGACGATCTTCGCGGCCGGTTCGCCGTCTGCGAGCAGGAAGTACAGCGCCAACCATCCGAGCATCTGCGTCTTGCCGTTCTTCTTCGGCACGCCGAGCAGCGACCATCTGAAGCGCCGAATCCAATCTTGGGCGGGGCGCTGGTCGGGCTCGAGCAGCTCGAGCAGCTCGCCGCGCAGCCAGGCGCGCAGGTCGCTGCCGGCCGGGTACAGCTCGAACAGCTCATAGAGGTAGTGCCGCTGCCAGTCCATGAGGTCGACGGGTTTGCCGATCCATTCGGCATCGGTGTAGACGCAGTGCCATTCGATCCATCGTGCGACCTGCCCGCCCCGGCTCGGGCGTCTAAAGGTCGAAGTGCTGGTCGCTGCCGTCGCCGTCTGCGTCAGGAGGGCTCGCCCCCTTCGTGTCCTGGTCGAGTTTGCGCTGCAGGCTCATGCCGACGAGCACCTTGACGCCGAGCCGGGCACGGCTCATCGGGTCGAGGGCGAGCGCCTTCTCATGGTCACGGATTGCCTTCAGCAGATCCGACGCCCATCTCGCGCGCGGGTTGAGAACGTCGCCCCCTCCGGCGCCGGCCACGACGGGCTCAGCATGCGCCGCCGCGAACTGCGTCTTGTACTCGTGTCGCAGCTCGAAGAGCCGGTAGACGATCGGCCAGTCGGCTCGTGACCAGACGGCGCGGACACCGAGCGCATACCCGCTCTGCCAGAGAATCGACCATTCGATCAGTTCGGCTTCGTCGAGCCCGACCGGTGGCGGCGGGGCTTCGAACACGCCTTCGCCGGTTGGCACGGCGACGTACTCGGGCGGGTGCTGGCGGTGTCCTGACGCTGCCCCTGATCGGTCGGGGATCGGCCCCATCATGGACATGCGCGCCCCCTTCACGTCGCCGTGGGCAGGGGCGCACGACCTGCACGGCGCCGTACGCCCTCCCCGAGCCCGGCGCCCCCGCCTAGGGGCAGGATAGCCGAGAGCGCCCCTGCGCGGTCCTAGGGGCGCTCTCGTGCCGGCAGCGGGGTGTTACCAGAGCCAGGCGGTCGGTGCCCGCCAGAGCCAGGCGCCGACGTAGGCGTCGTACATGTCGCCGAGGTGCTCGCCGAACGCCGGCAGGCTGCGGGCGCCTTCGGCGTAGGCGTGTCCGATCTCGAAGGCGAGCACGATGGTGAGCAGCCAGGCGAGCGCGACCACGGCGACGAGCGCCCAGCGGATGCGCCGCTTGGGCTCGGGCGGGTCGAAGTCGGCGACGTATGGCGGCTGCGTCTTGGGCGGCTCGTCGAAGACGGGCGGGCGCTCGCCTACGTCGACGGTGTGCATGCGCACGGCTTGCCCCTTTCCTAGTCCGTTTGGGCTACGCGGATCATAGCCCGGTGGCGGGACGGTGACTACTCGCGGTCGGGTGTGCTCTCGGCTGGCCTGACGGTTTCGCCTAGCTCGAAGTCGAGGTTGAACTGTCCGCGGGCGTGCCCGACCGGCAGCTCACCTCGTGCTCTCGCCCAGCGGGCGAGGGTGCGGCGGGCGGCGAACATCTCGGGCACGCTCGGCGCGTCGTCGATCTCTTGCTGCAGGTATTGCTGCATGAGCGTCATCGCCCGTTCGTTCACTGCGTCTTCGACCTTCAAGACCAGACCGCGCAGCTCGTCTTGCAGGTTGCCGAACTCTCTGCGCACAAGCTCGTCGACGAGCGCCCGGGCGATCTTGTGCGAGTACTGCACGGCTTCGGCGCGCATCATCGCGACCGCTTCTTCGAACTCGCGTTGCCGGGCCTTGCTGTCAGCCATCGCTTCGCGTAGCTCGCGGGTCGTAGTACGGGCGTCGGCGATCAGCTCGTCGAGCCCCTTCGGTTCCGTCTTGTGCCCCACGTCAGTCGCCCTCCGTGTCGGTTCGGTAGCGGGATGCGATCTCGGCTTCTTCGATGACGGCGTCAGGGTCATAGGGGCGGGCGTCGATGCCGGCGTCACCGTAGAAGAGCACCGGGTTGCGGTCAGGGTCGAAGTACGTCTGTGTAGCCAGGTCGAAGCTGATCGGCACTGCGCCGGCCGGGTAGCTGCGCAGCTCGCGCCGCCAGGCGTTCAACTTGACGGCCCGGCGGATGCGTTCGGTGAGCTGGCGGCGTCTGAAGGTTGCGTCGTCGTCCTTCATCGCCGGCTGCCTCGCAGCTCATGCCAGCGGTCGGCGTCGAACGGCTGGCGGTTGATCCAAACGAGATAGTGGTCAGGGTCGAGCCGGCGAAGCACCCGCCACAGTTCGGTGCGGGTCTGCTGGGTGAAGTGGATGCCTTCGGGCGTGTGGTCGCAGCAGATGAGCAGGTCGAAGAGCCCGTACTGCTGGTCATCCCAGCGGCGCAGGTCGCTCCTGAAGACGCGCAGCACGATGACGAGCCCGACCGCGGCGAGCAGCGACGGCAGCAGACGGGCGCTGAGCAGGCTCAGGGTGATGTTCACGAGCACCACGAGCACCACAAGCCAGGCGTCGACGAGCAGGTCACGGCGGGTTGTCATCGGGCGCCCCCTCCGATCGGGCGGTCGGGGCAGTTGTCGGCGTGGAAGATGACGGCCGGCCCGTACTGCTTGTTGGTGGTCGCGTTGACGCGCCGACGTGTCTGCCGGCCGCATGAGCCGCAACGGGCGGTGTTGCTGATCTCCCACGGGTCGGCGCCGGAGGGGCGCTGCGCCTCCTGATGTTCACCGCGGCGCCGGTTGATCAGCGGGGCGCGAAGTTCGCTCGAGGATGACGGCGGGTAGCGTTCGGCGGTCGCGTCACTGAGGCTGCTGTAGATGACGAGCCCTCGGCGCATGGCGGCGATGCCGCGGGCGAGCGCCCGCTGCCCGCGCGGCGTCAGGCCGGTGTAGAAGTTGTTGAGCAGCCGGGCGATGACTAGTTCGATCTCTTCGCTATGGGTGTGCCCTTCGTAGCCGCGGTTGTGGTCGTGCTCGAGGTGTTCGCCGTCGCCAAGGAAGTTCGGGTGCGTGTGCACGGTCAGCGCCCCCTTCCGATGCCGATGCCGGCCTGCCGGATCATGCGGCGGGTGAACAGCTGCACTCCCAGGTCGACGCGCACGTGCCGGTCGAACTCGCGGTAGGTGACGGCGGCGCCGGCTGCGGCGACCAGGACGAGCAGGGCGCGCCGGGCGAGCTTGCGCCGGTAGGCGCGGCGAACGGCGAGCAGCCAGGCCCGATCTTGGGCGTCGAGCCGGTCGGCGGTTGCGTTGTCGCGCGCCCACCATGCCGTGACCGACGGCGGGTCGCCGTACGGCTTCGGCTCGGGTGGGGTGTAGCGGGGCAGCGGGTCGCTGTTGCGCTGGTTGCGGGCACGGTAGGCGATGCAGCCGGGGCAGTCGGCGAAGGCGCCGTCGTGCAGCTCGAACGGCACGTCGGGATCGGTGCCGACGTGCCCGTACGGGGCGCGCTCGGGCGCATGGCCGAGCAGAAGGTCTTCAAAGGTGCCCGGCGGGTACAGGTTGGGCGGGTCGCCTCCGTTGATGAAGTTGACGTATTCGGCTTCGAGCTGCTCACGGAAGAGGCAGCAACCGATCTTGACGCAGGCGGCGAAGCTGCCTTCGTGCCGTTCGTCGAGCGGCGTCTTCGTCGGGTCGTAGTGGTAGGTCTCGCGGGTGGTCATGGTTAGCCCCTTCCTTGTCGTTCTGCCCACGCGGCGAGCGCGAACAGTTCGGCGGCGCGGTCGTCGATCTCGTCTGCCTGTCGCATGCGCCCGGCGGTGACTTCGGCCGGTGTGCCGTTGCGTGACTGCTTGCGGATTGTCTCGCGGCGTTTGGCGGCGTCGCCTGCGAGGGTTTCTGCCTGCTCGGCGAGCATGTCGGCGATCAGACGCACCTGCGGGACGCTCGGTGTGTCGATCCGCTCGTGCTTGCGGAGCTGCATGGGCTGCTCGACCTTGTGCACACCGGGGTCGCTCATCGTTCACACCCTCGCCGCGAGCAGGTCGACGAGGGTGTGAACGACGACGAAGATGAGGTAGGCGATGCAGGCGTTGCGCAGGTGATGCCGCCAGTTACGGCGCAGCTCGCGCATGGTCATGCCCCCTTCGCCCGGTAGGCGTCTTCGACGGCGGCGATGGCGGCGTCGGCCGTGTACCACATGCCTTGATGGGCGTCGCCGCTGGTTTCGATCTGCAGCATGTGCTCATCCCAGGCGATCCATGCCTGCCGGCCCCGGGCGGCGATGTAGCCGATGGTGGTATCGCCGATGCGCACGGCCCGGTGGTAACGCCCGTCGTCGGGCTCGACGGTGCGAACGTCGGCGTCGAGGGTGGGCTCGGCCGGGTAGCTGGCGGCGTCGGGGCTGGTGAGCAGGAAGTCGCGGGCGGCGACACGGTAGGAGAAGCGGAACTCGCGCCCGCCGATGCGCACGAAGTAGGGCCGGTAGCCGTTGTCGGCGTTCGGGTTGTCGACACCGATGAACTCGTCGAGCCGCTGGTAGGGCTCAGGGTCGTGCGCGGGGATGGTGGCGGCGATCTGGCTGACGGCGGCGTGCTGGTCGGCGGCGCTCGCCCACGGCAGCCGGTCGAGGGCGTCGCGGGCGGCGGCGATGGCGGCGTGCAGGTCGGTGGTGATGCGCTCCAGCTCGGCGCGCTCGGCGTCGGTGAAAGCGGCGGCGTAGCTGACGACTCCGGGGGCGGGGCAGTCGGGGCAGCTCGCGCTGCGCAGGTCGTCGTGGGCGCCGACCCGGTGTGCGTCCTGCTCAGTCATGGCGACGGGGGCGATCTTGTCGAGCTGCTCGCCGCGCTCGGCGCGGGCGATGCGGGTCGCGGGGCTGATGCGGTCGTCGTGCTCGTCGCAGCCTTGGCAGTTGAGGAGGTGCCAGCGGTCGCGCCCGGCGGCGTTGTCGTGGTAGCCGTCGTACCAGGCGTGCGAGGCGCCGCGGGCGTCGGCCCGGTCGAGCGGCGTCTCGAAGGCGTTGACGCTGTTGCTGGCGGTGCTGGTGCCGTAGCGCTCGCTGGCGTTCCAGCCGTTGCGGTAGTCGCGCTGGTAGTCGGCGAGGGTTTCGGCGTGGGCGATGGTCATGGTGGGCGCCTCCGTGGCGGTCGGGTGTGCTACAAGCAGATTCTCGCATACCCGGGCCGCGTGTGCAACAGTCAGATTCGGCTTCTGAGCAGGGGGACCGGCCACCCTGAACCAGCGCCGCACCTCTCACCATGCCCGCCATGACACGAGAGCGGCCCTAGAACCGTCGCGGGGCACGATCCGCCGGGCGATCAGCACGAGCGACCAGCACCGGGCCTTAGAAGCCGTTCTAGGCGATCTTGGGGCACCCGAACACCAGTTCGGTCGATCGTTCCCGGGGCGCAGGAGACGTCCGGGGGCGGGGCAGGGGCTCAGGGGAGGGGGGAAGGGGGCATAGGGGGGATAGGGGGCACAGAGGGCATAGGGGGCGCTAGGGAGGAGGGCTAGGGGAAGGCAGAGGGCGCCCCCTGCCGCGTCGTCGCCGCCAGGCGTAAGACGACGGCGAGGGGGCGCCCTCTGCCTTCCCCTAGTTCGCTGACCGGCAGCGACCGCTAGCCCGGCGGCTTCCCAACCGGGCGCGCCGCAATCGCGCGTTCTCTCCGTTGCACACGCCGGCGTCTGCGGCGCCGTAGCCCGAGCACACCGAACAACGCGAAGATCGGCCCTCGAACGATGAGTGCCTTGATGAGCATCCACGTGAGGGCGAGCCCGAAGACCAGGAAGAACACACGGGGAGCGTGAGCGGGCAGCTCAAGGGCGGCAGGGGCGACGGCGACGACCAGCAGCGCCCCGGCTGCGAGCACGAGCGCCCCCGGCGCCTTGCCCTTGCTCATGCCGGCTGCTCGCCGCGGCGCATGCCGGGTTCGAACTGCGGCACGATCGTCGGCTGCAGGGCGTCAAGTTCGGCCGGCAGGATGATGCCGCCGCCCCGGGGCAGGCGGTCGATACCGGCGACGATCGCCTTGCCCAGCTCGGCCGGGTCGTTCACGAGCAACCATTCGATCAGGTCGGCGATGCCGATCACGGGTTCGCCGGCTTGCGCCCGGTGGATGACCAGCGGCTCAGGGGGCGACACGGGACGGGTGAGCCCGCCCGGGCCGTTGCGGTCAGGCGACACGGGTCAGCTCTTCCTGCACGAACGCTTCGGGCGCGTCGTATGCCTGCCCTTGCTCCCACCCGATCGCGTTGTGCGGGTCGATCAGCCAGAAGCGGCCGGGCAGGTCCAGGGGCAGGCTGGTGAAGGCGAGGTCGGTGCTGGTGACCATGCGCGACCCTTCCGAGTCGAGGCGCAGGGCGAGTCGGCCGATCAGCTGGGCACGCACCGGGCCGGGCAGTACGGTCACGTCGGGACGCTGGGTGCAGCAGACGACGTGAATGCCGACTTCGCGGCCCATGAAAGCGATCTGCCCGAGATCGGCGACGGCTTGCTGCCGTAGGGCGTCGCGTGCTTGGGCGTCGCGGGCCGGCTGGCTGGTGCCGGTCATTTTCTCGTACTGGAAGAGGGCGATCGCTTCGTCGATCAGCAGGAACACGCGCCCTTCGGTCCAGATGAGCCGGGCGGCGCCTTGGCGGTTGCCGGCTCGGATCTGCCGCGACACGCTGATCTCCAACACAGATCGGATCATGTTCGCGATCTCTTGGAGTTTGGCTAGCTCGAGGCGCGCCGCCCAGCCGTCTCCGATGCTGCCGTCTTCGAGGTCTTGGCGTACGTCGATCGACACCGGCAGGGGCGCGAAGCCGTCGACGTAGGGGCGGAAGGATTCGAGGGCGAACCGTTTGGGGTCGGCGACGAAGATGCGTGTCGGCACGCCCTGCTCGCGCCCGCGGATCAGGTTCAGCAGCAGCCCATTCGAGAGGGTCGTCTTGCCGAAGCCGGTCAGGCCGGCGATCAGGAAGTGCGGGAACATGCCCGCCGGATTCCAGCTAAGAAGCCGGTCGCGAGTTTCGCCGAGCGGGACTTGCCAGGGGGCGGCGTCATAGACGACGTAGGAGGGCAGCAGCCGGGGCAGCAGCCGGTCGGGGCGGATCTCGACATGATCGGGCATCACTCGCAGGTCGAGCCGCTGCGGGCGCTCGCCGTGCCCGAGCACGACCGAGAGATGCTGGCGGAAGGTGTCGAAGTTCGGGAAGGTCGAAGGGGGCAGGGGAATGCTCATGTATTCGGGTATGTCGGCCCCTACCGGCCAATCCATCGCGGTCGGGGCGAGCCAGTTGACGTGCTCGGGCCGGTCCGGCAGCCCTCCGGCAGTCCATGCCCGACGAGTCACTTCCCATACGGCACGGTAGATGCCGTCGCGGCGCATGCGTTCGTTCCGTGGCATACGCGACTTCATAGCTCGCCTTCGGTGTCGTCGGTGTCGCAGGGCATGAACTCGAACATCGGGCGGGGCACGCTGACGCTGGTCGTCGAGCCCTCTTCGATCTCGTCGGCTCGCACGTCGTCGAAGCCGATCGGCCCGTGCGTGCGGCCGGCGCCGATGTACTGACTGAACCCGCTCACCAGATCGCTTCGATCGCTTCGACGACCACATAGGCGCGGTACGGCTTGCCTTCGAACCCGCTCGCGGGCACGTCAATGGCGAGGATGCCGGCCGCGTCGGTTGGCTGAAGCTGCCCCGTCCACTGCTTGCCCGAGCGGGTGCGAACGGTGAAGGTCTTGCCGATCAGCTTCGGCAGCAGCTCGTTCACGGGCATGCTCCCCACAGTCCGAGCCCGCGGGCGCGGGCCTGCGCCTGCAGGGCGAGCAGCTCAGGCGTGCGAGCGACCCGGTAGCGGCTCTTCAGGTCATAGACGCGGGCGAACCCGCCCCGGGCGAGATGCGCGGACAGATCCGCCCCGGCCCGGAACTCGACGTAGGCGAGCAGCCGGCCGAAGCGGTCTTCGTGCTCGGCGCCCTCATAGTGCAGACGCACTTCGGTGCCTTTGGGCAGCAGGCGCTTCACTTCGGCGCTCGCCTCCGGACCGAAGCACTGCACGCCCTTCGTCGGATGCACCGTCTCGGGCGTGTCGATCCCGAGCACCCGCACGTCACGCTCCGAACCCTTCTGCACGACTTCGATGGTGTCGCCGTCGATCACCCGGTCGACGGTGCCGTACTCGACGGCGCCCGCGGTACTCGAGGTCGTGCCGGCCGGCGTCGGCACATACATCGGCGGCTCGAGGGTGCCTTGCGTCTGCACCTCGCCGAGCGACGGCCCTCCGGCGTTCCTGCCGAACCCGATCGCCAAGACGACCAGGAACGCGAGCAGCAGCAGCCCAGCAGCTCTCCGTGCAGACACTTCGTTACCTCCGTGCTAGATAGCGGGTGAAGAAGTAGTAGGAGCAGCGGGGCGAGCAGAATCGCGAGCGACCGCTCGGCCAACCGCAGTTATCGCAGCTCCCCTTCCAAGGATCTTCCTCGTCTTCAGCCGGCCAGCCCCACATAGGCGCCTCTCCCGGTCGTATCGAACTGTGTGTAGCACAGTCTTACGACAATCCCGCCCAATACGCGAGATTCCAGCGGCGCCGAGCATGATCCGAGCGCACTCGGGCTACCGGCGACAAGCCTGGCAAGGGGCGAGGCAGTCTGCCCCGGCGTTAGTTTGTACCCGCCTACCG